CAGAAACCGAGAGCACAACCCGTCATGGCACGACGGAGCTCGACATGATTTTAAATTTTAAATATAAACATGTATGTAATGAGAGTCAACAAATTGCATTGAGTCGCTGTAGGACCGCGGAGGAGTTTAAAGAATTCGAAGCAATGTTTTACTCGAGCCAAACATGGATCAGCCATGTTTTGCGACTCAAAATGAAAGCACAAGGGCTCAGATGTCAGCGATATCACATCATACCTGACATCTATAATCCGAAAATCCTATATTCGGGTACGTATGTATTGGGCAGTAACAAAATCCTTCTTAAGGGATTTTCATTTACCACCGATTCCGTGCGCCTTCAAGGAATTAGACTTGCCTCCTATAAAGGGTATGGTCTATTCACATTTGATAAGGTCGAGGGAGGTGTTGGTACCGCATGCCCATATCGCAAATCATTACTCACGCAAGATTTGTTCAATCAGGTCGTGAGCTCGTATCGCAGTCGTGTTAAGAAGATGAGTGATTCAATCCTCACTGACATAACCAATGTCATTCGTTACACACTCACAATTAATAAGCTCAATGACACTTGGGTTAACCGCTTCTATCATTACGAAGTTGGTAACATTCTTAAAAACATTGAGCGAGTCAACAAAGTCGGTGTAACTAAAGTGACTGCTGATCGAGTGGTACGATCATTTGAACCGTACAATCCAGGATGGTTGGAGAGATTGTACAGATTTGCGATGGTTATATTTGTTTATTGGTGGTTTGGTCTGACCTGGTTCTTTACTTTACCTGAGGACAACAGACCTTCATATGCGCAGAGTTATCGGGATTTTGATTTCCCTGATGATGGAAGCGATGATGGTGACGATGACGACGATGATAACAATGATGACTTTCATCCTCGTTCTCGCCCACCTTCACATCGTGGTCCAACCGGAGCTAATGCACATTTGCAGCGGGTGCCAAATGCACCATTACCTAATCCTCTGCCTAACCATCAATCAAACCAATCGTCGTCAGAGCTAACAACTAATCACCGCACTGAGAAGACTCAATTATCGAGTCTGTTCCCTCAGTCTGACGACGAAGAGGAAGATTTAAAATTAGAGGAACTCCCTCCCCTCACCCAGGGTGGGCCTTCCTCACAAAGTCAAAGTCCAATTGAATGTGGATTTGGAGATTGGAATCAAAATCTTAATTCCGTTTCTGATCCTGTTCAAGAGATCGATCCGTCTCAACAAACCATTTCTAATACCATTAATGGTTGGATTGATTCATGTGTTAAACCCATTCAGAGAACACCTCCTGAGAATTCACCTGTTAGTGTGCTTCACGAGCGTTCTCTCCCTAAAGACAATACGGATGACCGCAGTGGGTTTATTGGTGCTTTGACAGGAAGGTTAAATGACCAACTCTCCATTAATGAGGAGAAGCAGGGTATTCTATACCTTGCGGGAAAACCTTCCCAGGAACGAATGAAACACATTTGGATACCTAAAGGGAAAAGTAGCGAATTAACTATTCGCGAATACAAACCTTTTAAAGGCAAACCAGCCTTCCCTACGTATTCATATCAGATCACCAGTTCCAAATCATTGGATCCAAAAATGAAACAGGGTGAGTATGGCGTCTTGGTCCATACTCCTGGTGAACCTGAAGTTCCTCAAAAGCGCATCGCTCAATTATGGCCAATGCTCAAGAGCATTTGGATCATGCATCGCAACACTACGGCAAATGCGATAAAATCTTTCACACACCGTCAATGTCTTGATAACGGTTGTGAGACTGAGCGAGAGCAATTAGCGTATTATAATAAATTTCTTAAGGAAATATTCCTCAAATATTTACCTCAATGCGCTAATAAACTCGACACTTATGATTGGATTGGGACGAGAAAACATTTTAGTGCAGGTAAACGTAATTTATATTACGAAGCCTACTTTAATTGTTGGTATCGCCCTTTCCAAATTTTAGAGGCAAGTGCTTTTAAAACCAAAAGCCTCTTTTGTAAGTGTGAATTAATGGGTAAAACGGTGCGTGACCCAGCCCGAACCATTAATGCGCGAAAGCGTGAGATACAATGTATTCTCGCGCCTATTGTCCAAATGATGACCTATGCATTGAAACACGCATGGAATCATTCACCTCATTGGAATAACATCAAAACTGACGTAATTCAAAATTTATTCTATTACACGTCAGGTCTTGATCGCAATCAAATGGGTGATTTGGTTAATACCATTTTGGGCACGGGTGATTATCAGTTCCTTGGCATCGATTTCAGTAAATTTGATGCTTCTCAAACTCAAGATTTCATTGAGAATGAGTATGTGTATTACGCACATATGTTAGGTAAAGGAACTGATTTGGATCTCATGAAGCGTTTGGTCGATTATGGCGCAGGAACATGGAAAACTGTTTCCAAGAGTTATCTTGACGGAGGATTTGCGCTAATGAAGTGTACCGCTACAAGAAGTAGTGGGGATCCACAGACCACTTTCACAAACACAATTCTTAACGCTTCTTTGATCGCTTTTGCGTTGTACGACATTTATGGACCTCAAATCTTAGAGGAGGCAAGAATCCTTGTCTGCGGAGATGATTCACTCACTTTTATTCCACGAAAGTACACTGTGAGTGAGAAACAATTCCGCGAGGTCTTGAGAAAGTTAGGTTGGAAGATCACTTTGCAACACAGTGAAATTCTTTCACAGGTGGAGTATTGTTCTTCCTTCTTTGTTAGAGTCACAGATAACACGTACAACAAAGAGACACATTATTTACACCCAAAGCTTGGGAATCTCCTCAGTAAGACATCACTGTCAACTAAAGACGTAAGCTTCGAACGTCAATGTGATTATGCGAGTGAGAAAGCATTGGGTTTCTTAAATGAGTTGTATCTGTATCCTCAATTACACAGATACATTGGGAGACGCATCGCCACATATAAGCAATTCGCTGTTAGAGCTGGATTGACTTATTTTAAATACTTGTCCAATAATAATAAAATCATTGCAAATGATTACACATATATGGACGTGGCGAATCGATACGGCGGAAAGCCTATTCAATTGATTGAGTTCCTCAATCATATGGAACATTTACCATTGAACCATCGCTATATTCAACATAGCTTTGGTGAATTAATTTGTGCTGTCGATTTAGCACATTTTACGGAGGAAGAGTGGAGAGAATTTGAAACATTCAGTCGTGAAGGTGAAACTGAAAATGTCTCTTCCACTAAAACGACTCTCTTTTAAATAGGTTACAACCCTTTTTGAAGGGTACTGCTTTTACTGGAATCAGTTAGGGCAATGTGGCGGAGGTGATTAATAATTGAACAAAAAGCACTAATAATGAACACATTTCAGGACTTAGTGTAATAAAAACAATTGGCGATCACTTCTTAACGTCCCGTGGAGTTATTGTAGTAATGTGGAATCATTTAGAATAACCTTTCTCAGTCCAGGACACACCTCGCTTTGAGTGACACGACCCATGGGGGTTGTCTCAGTGTTTTGGTGTATTGGTGGTCAACCGATACTTAATTAAGGTCTAGGGTCAATCCTATTTAGTTCCAACAAGCTGCAATAATGAAACCTCATTACCGTGCCATGGTTAATGGGTGTCCTTCGCCTGAGATACAATTTCTCTCAGGATTACTTTCGTGTCTGTTAGGGGTAGGACCTGGTATGCTATCCCTTTGACACTCGTTCATAACACTAACCCCTGCATCGTGTTTACAGTACATTTGAAGTTCTATTATTATTCAACAACCGATTCAACAATCGCTATTCAACATTTCATTAAACTGTTAATTCGATGCTACGACAATTTCCCCCTCATACGAGAGACTTTATCAATGCGGTGGTTAACCCCTTTAGTGCTGATCAGCCTGCACGTGTACCTGATATTGAGAGACTTCAGAGCGTTTGTTTTCGTGACGCAACTGAATTGTCTGCAACCACAAATCCCTTTGATGGAGATATTTCAGGATTATTGATTTGGATCAGCATAGGGCACAACACAATGAGACAGACTTATGCACCATCCGCATTTAGTGATCAAATTTATCACATAGGCTATTGTGGTATATCAGATAGTGGAGATCCTGTCTTCACTGTCGACGGTGATTACTTAGCCTATGAATCGATGAATTACAACACGATCACAGGAGCTGGAGCTTCAACAACTGGTGACCCTATTATTGGAGACGCCTTAAGTCAAGCTTTTAGATTCGTTTCTATGGGTCTGAGAGTGTTACCAGCTATTGAAGTTGTAACGGACACATCTATACCTTACGTTTCTTATTTTATCTCTGGTCAATTAACACCCTATGAACTTGGTCAATGGGGTGCTGATCAGACAGATATTAGAGCAACTTTGAAGAATTCACCTTATAGTGAGGTATATGGAAACAATGAAGGGACCTGTAACAGATATGATCCCGTACAGAAAGCAAATATGTTTGAAACTTTGTCTTTGACAAAGTGGAATGGCGCAGCGTACGCAACCGATGATTATCGGACTCCTACCGTGGCATGTATGTTCTCACAATCCATCGCCGCGAATGAGTTAGTACCTGTAATAACACATGCCCAATTTTGGTTGGAGTGTGTTTTGAAACAACCAACGCCAATTTATGCAAGTCCGAGTCCAGTCGATCCTAATTTTTCTAAAGTAATATCAATTTTGTCACAGAGTGATGACGTGTTCCCTTTGGTGAGTAAGGGTCATTCGTTTGTTAGTTTCGCCAATAAATTACCTCAATTTATTCGCCAATCTAATGAGATATTACGGTTAGGATCATCAATATTTAATGAAGTTCGACCAGTCATGCGAATGGCCGGAAGAGCTTTTAGGGGAAAAAGGAGAAAGAGGAAGAGAAAGAAGCGATCTCTTGCTCCTAGGAAGGGAAGAGGAAGAATTGGGAGTGCAGTCCCAGCTTCCGTTTACACGAAAGTTAAAAATTGACCATTAGTTTCTATGCTCTCTTAGGGGAGCTAAATACTGTTTTAAC